CAGAGGCAAGTACCTAGGTTCAGAGGTTACAGATGAACAAAAAGCAGCCATCCAAGCAGGTACGTTTGATGATTTATATGTAGGAGACTATTGGACCATCAATAAAGTAAATTGGAGAATCGCTGACATGGATTACTTCTATAGATGTGGAGATTCAGATTTTCAGAAGCATCATCTGGTAATTGTTCCAGATACGTGTCTATACAATGCTCAAATGAACGAGACAAACACTACAGAAGGTGGTTATGTTGGTTCAAAAATGTATACTGAGAATTTGGAAAATGCTAAGACGGCATTTACCAATGCATTCGGTGATATGATATTAACTCACAAAGAGTATCTAGTTAATGCAGTCTCATCTGGACGAGCATCCGCAGGAGCATGGTTTGCATCTACAGTAGAATTGATGAACGAAGTCATGGTATATGGTTGTCCAATCTATACTCCAATGTCAAATGGTTCGTCAATTCCTACACTATATACAGTAAACAAGGAACAACTTGCATTATTCCAACTCGATCCGACAAAGATTAATATTAGAGCGACTTACTGGCTTAGAGATGTTGTTTCTTCGCCGTACTTCGCTCGTGTGCACGACTACGGTAGTGCGAACTACTACACCGCTTCTAGCTCTGTTGGGGTTCGTCCTTATGCTCCTATTGGTTAGTTAATCGGCCCGCTCTATGCGGGCTATTATTTAAAATATGAAAGGAAAAAATAATAATGGAAACGGTTAATGTGTTGTTAGAAGATGGAACTTTGTTATCTAATTTAATTGTTAATGGAAATAATTATATTTCTAATACTAAATTGGATGAAAGTATATTTAATAACAATTTAGGTTCGGTAATAATAACTACAAAAGATGATGAAGAAAAACATACTAATATGGAACTTGTTCATTTAACTCAGTATGGCGATGAGTGGTGGTTTACACTTCGTGACATTCCAGAAAATGAACAATTTTTAAATCAACTACGAGCTGACCTGGATTATACTATGATGATGTCAGATATTGATTAATTAAAAACTACAATTAAATAATGTTAATTTTAAAAGAAAGGATATGGCATATAATGATCGAGCATAGCGAAAAATACAAATTAGTTGCTAATTATTATAATCGTAAACTTTGGAATGAATCCAAAGTACGTAATGCAGTAATTAAAGGTTGGATTACAAGTGACGAATTCACTGAAATTACTGGTATCCAGTATTAATAAATGAGTGTCGTTGTTAGTGATCGTAATGAATCAAAATTACAGGTAATAATTACAGCTACCGATATAAAAACCAATATACATGAACTATGTTTACGTGATTTTGGTATTCGAGATATGAATTCTATAATACGTAAGAAATATGATACAATAGCTAATTTACCAAACAAATATGAACGATATGCTTTAGAATTGTATCGTGATAGAGATACGTTACATAAACTATCAGATATATTGTTATTTAACGTTAGAGCAGCTAATCGGCAAAGAATGAATACAATTAGAAAATGTAATATACGATTAGAGTATCAGGATAAAGCATTAGATATATGTGAGCTACTTATAGCTAAATTACAAGATATTGTTAATTTCTTTGCCGTTGATATTTCAACATTTAAACCTGTAATTGGTTTAATAGACAACGAAATCAAATTATTAAAACAGTGGATAAAACATACTAAAAAAATAAAATCTAATTTATAAGAATATAGGGCAACATCTATTTCTTCGACGAACTTCGCTAATGTGAACAACAACGGTAATGCGAACTACAACAACGCTTCTAACTCTAATGGGGTTCGTCCTTATGATTTAACATCATCTAACCAATGATGTTAAAGGAGATGTTGTCCTTTCCTTGATGATAAATAATAAAAGTATTTTTATACTTCGAATATCACATTTTCGGACCTATGCTATTCGCTACGACGACTATATGCTATACAAGGTGAATAAATGTGAATGATTATAGATCTTTAATATCAGATCCTAACAATTTATATGAGGCATATTTAAAGACTATATCAAGTTCTAAGTGGAAGGAAACCACTCAAAAATTTATGGTAAATTACTTACGAGAAATATTTAAATTAAGTGATGATTTATGGAATATGACATATATGCCAGGTACTCAAGGCGAATTTATACTTCATGAACGAGGCAAACTCAGACCTATAACAACTTCACAGCCAAGAGATAGAATAGTACGAAATGTATTATGTGATAAAGTATTAATACCAGAAGTTACAAAACATTTAATATATGATAATGGTGCATCCATTAAAAACAAAGGTATTGATTTTACTCGTAGGCGATTTGAAGTACATCTTCATAAGGCAGTCAAAGAGTATGGAACAAATGAAATATATGGATTATTTGGTGATTTTTCTAAATTCTATGATAATATAATTCATAGTATATCTAAAACTCAATTGCTGAATTTATTTCAAAATGATCCATATTTAGAATGGTTATTAGATGTTATATTCCATAATTTTGAAGTTGATGTATCATACATGTCAAATTATGAATACAATCAATGTTTATTTAATATGGTTTTTAATAAATTAGAGTATAGAAAAATACCAAAAGAATTATTAACAGGTCATTTATATATGGAAAAATCCATAAACATGGGCGATCGAGTATCTCAAATAGTTGGAGTATATTATCCAAGTGAAGCTGATACATATATAAAATATGTAAGAGGAATGAAATATTATGATCGTTATTCAGATGATTGGTGTTTAATATGTAATAATAAAGAAACTTTAAAAGATATACTTGAATATTTGGATAAGAATATCTATACTAAATTAGGAATACATTTAAATAAAAAGAAAACTAGAATAGTAAAACTTGATAGGCCTTTTAAATTTTTACAAACAACTTATAGAGTTAGTAATACAGGACATATAAATAAGAAAATGAATCCAAAACGAGTAAGAGATATGAAGAAAAAACTTAAACGTTTTAAGATTAAAATAGATAATAAAGAAATGGATTATTTACAAGCAGAAAATACATTTAAAAGCTGGTATCTAAATCACGCCAAACTAATGACAAAAATTCAAAGACGAACTATATTATCACTATATGAATCTTTGTTTAAAAAGAAAATCGTCATAACAAAAATATCAAATAAATATAAGATGTTTTTCTATTAGTTAAGGAGGTGGTTCCCTTGGTTTAATTTATTTTTTGTAACTTGTAGTTTTTAGTTTGTGTTTTAAAATGTAAAAGGAGAATTAATTATGGAACTTGAGAGAAGAAGTAGTGGAGTAGCAAAAGCTGGTTTAACAACTGGTATTATCGGAACCGCGTTAGGTACACTTGGAGCACTTGGAAGTGGAGCAGGTTTATTAAACCGTGGTGGAACGGCCGTAGCACCATTATCAGTAGCTGAGGGTGGCGGTTATTTGTCAGGATGCTGTAGTGAAGATCATTTCGTAAATCGTTACGAGCTTGAAGCGGAGCAGAAAATTGCAAATCTTGAATCACAGATTGCATTGAAAGATGCTAATACAGCAACTGATGCCAAAATGCTTGAGATGTACAAGTATATTGATGGTAAGTTTATTGGATTTGAACAGCAGTTCTCACAGCAGGCAGTTAAGAATCAGGCAACACAGGATTCATTCCAGATGTTAAATGAAAGAATGACTTGCTGTAGCAATAACTTACAAAGCCAGATTGAAGCTGAGCGTCATGAAAGACGTTGCGCAGATAATACTATTGTTACTTATGCTAATGCTACATTCTATCCTAAGATGGTAGCTAATGTTACTACAGGAACTACTACAACAGCACAGGTTCTATATAATCCACTCCCTGTTGAGACTTGCGATTGTAATTGCAACAGTGGATGCTAGAACGTTATTGAGAGAGGGCGGCTATCATGGTCGCTCTCATTATTTGAAAGGGTATTAACATGGTAAGTTTATCAAAAATAGAAAAAGGAATAGCCGAATATTTAGATACTGAACTTATGACAAAACTTCCTCAAAATGGATTTCAACGAGTGATTGCCGGAACAGCCATCTCGTTAGCAATACGTAAAAGCAGTAATATAGTAGCTGGCCTAAAAGATAACTCATTTGTCAAAATGCTTGAATTGATGGATGACGAAGGAAATATAGATATCGATATACTTAAAGAAGAAGTTACAAAACAAATACCAGAAACTGGAGTAAAAGCAGATTTTCCAATGATCGGAGTTGTAACTTTTCACAAAGATGATGTCGATAAGCTATATAAGTATATTATAGCTGCTGAATAGGAGGTAGTATTTTATGGATAGCACAATAATTTCAAATACAAAAGTAACAACAAAAAGCACAATGATGACACTAGACGAAATAATTAGCCATTTCAATAAGGAACTTCCTGATGAAATAAATGGAGCTAAATCATATCTCAAAATGGCTAAATCAGCTGAAGAAATGCAGCATCATACATTAGCTAGAGGTTTGTATGAGATGGCTCATGATGAATATACACATGCAAAATTTATTCGAGAAATACTCATAGATAATGAAGTTCAGATACCTTCAGATATACAAACTACGTATACTGAGGTAGAAGAACACATGTGTAAATTATTTCGATAAACCAAAGATAAACTGGATTAAAATAAAAGGAATAATAGAATTTTTATTGAAATTTAGATAAGAAAAGAGGAAAAATACAATGGCACAAAGTAGAGTTGAAGCAATAATAGAATCAAAAATAAATGGAACAGAATATAAATCAGCTCCCTTGTCAAGAATAGAAGAATTGTTAATAAATACTGATTTTGGTGGTAATGGTGGTTTAACAGGTGATGTAAATGAAGTAGTTATTAATCAATTAAATAAATTACAAGAACATGCATTACTTGATTCTGAATTGGAATCAGATTAAAGGAGAATTTAAATAATGGAAACTTGGATTCAGATGCTAATTACAGTTGTATGTTCCGTTATGGCATCTTCTGGTTTCTGGTCTTATTTTCAGAAAAGATCTGAAAGAACTGATGTTAAGACTAAAATGATAAAAGGATTAGGCCATGATAGAATTATGTACTTAGGAATGCATTATCTTGAGCGTAAGGATGAAACAGGTAATGCATATATCACAAAGGATGAATATGAGAATTTACATGACTATTTATATGAGCCATATAAGGAAATGGGAGGAAATGGTTCAGCAGCTCGTATAATGCAAGAAATTGATAAGTTACCAATAAAAGAAAAACATAAATAAAAAGGAGATATGTGTTATGAAAATGACAAATGAAATGTACGACAGATTAAAATGGATTGCGCAGTTACTATTGCCAGCACTTGCTACTTTATACTTTGCTTTAGCAGGTATTTGGGGACTTCCATATGGCGAACAAGTTGTTGGAACTCTGACAGCAATTGATACATTCTTAGGTGTTATTCTTGGAATTAGTTCAAGCCAATATAATAAGGAGCAATGATGGAAATTATAGTATTTATCGTGACTATTATAGCTGGTATAATAATCGGAATCCTATGGGCTAATGGTTGGCATACAGATGGATACTTCATAATAGATGACAGTGATTCAGACAAGACAAAATGGATTCTAGATATGAAAGAAAATCCAGATAAGCTCATTAAAAAGAATAGAATACACTTAGATGTACACGTGATTAAGGAGACCCGTATTCAGTAAGGCTGGCGGGTTTCTTAGTGTTAAAATACGCTCCTGATATTTTTTCGCGTAAAATTCTATTCCTTTAATAGAAACTATTAACAGGATGTGGATCAAAAGCAAAAGAAACAGAAGCAACAATGGAATACGGTCAAGTATATGAGATCGACAAATCGCTCGGTGGTGGAACAAGAGAATTCACAGATGAAAGTATGACAACAATCATATGGAAAGTATCATATGGTAATATATTCATGCCAGCTGATGAAGATCGAATACAAGAAACACTAGAGTATGGAACTCTTATAGAAGACTAGAAGCCAATTGGCTTCTTTTCTTTTTCGCTTGAAATTTTACTTCTTTAATAGCAATAATAAAAATTAAGGAGGTATTTAATATGGAACAGAAAAAAATGAAAGAGTATGCCACAAATATTGGTGATTGGGAATTTACAACCAATATAAAGGGAATGCTTGCAGTAATACTTAGTATGTTTATATTAGGACTAATTGTAGGATTTGGAGTTGCAAATTCAAGAGGAGTCAAAATGACAACTGATGATATTAGCATTATACAAAGCACAAATGATAATTATGGAAGCAATGCTGTAGTAACAAAAGATTACTTTGGCAATGTATCAGTACAAGTAAAATGACTTTGATAACTATCTCATTAGGAGCTATTTTGGCTCCTTTGAGTTTTTCATATATTCGCGTCAAAATAGGCTAGTATTATAGGAGGTGATATAACATGAAAAAAAACGATATGACTCATTTGGAGACAAAAATCAGAACATTTGAAGATTTTATGATAAGGAGTAAGAATCCACATGAGATTGATAAAATAAGAAATGATTTAAACAAGATGAGAATCGAATTACAAAACATGAAGTATTCAGTAAATAATGAGAGAGCTTACATTTAAGGCTCTCTTTTTATTCGCAAAAAAATACTCTTATATAATGAGAACTTATTAACATTTATTCAATCAATGAAAGGAGATTTTATTATGTTATTAAACAGAGGTTATGAAAGAAGAACTAAGGACCTATTAGATGGTTGTGAGAAGCTTATATTCACAGCACTAGGATTTGATGGGGGTTCTGATGTATTGAGAACGATCGGAGATATGGATCTAGAACAGTTATCAGGAACCATAAAGACAATCCAGTTATGGAATCAGGCTAAACAATACAGCATCGATATAGCAAAGAGTTATGATGAGATGACTGATACTGTTATTGACATGCAGGATGAGATCAAAAGAGTAAGAGAAGATAACGAAATGTTAAGTAAGGAAATCAATGACAGCAAAGAAGAGCTGTTGAGGGCACTCGAAAAAATGCAGAAAGAGACTAAAAAGGAGGCAAAATAAATGCAGATCTTTGGAGTAGCGTTAATTATATTAGGAGTAATCATATTACTCAAGTGTGACTAAGCTATACTAAAGGAGGTGGATTTATTCTGCTTCCTTTCTTTCGCAAAAATTTCTATTCCTTTAATAGAAACACAAACGTGTTAAATGAAAGGAGAATAAAAACTATGAAAAAGACATTATTAGCAATTTTATTAGGAGTAACATTATTAACAGGATGCGGGTCAAAAGAAATGGAGACAAAAGAATCTAATAATACTATAATAAGCGAAAACGTGATACACGAAAATATATTACATGAAAATATTATAGAAGAAATTAGAGACTAATTAGTCTCTTTTCTTTCGCAAAAATTTCTGCTTTTAAAATAGAAACTATAAACCATTTAAATTATAAGGAGGTTATATATGGTTAAGAAATTTAAAAACTTTTGGAGTAGTTTATGGTATGTACAGAAGATGTATCTTGCATGGCTTAAGAAACATTGGATAGGTTATGGAATATTTAACATAACAATGATCGGAGGCGTATGGTTAGGATACATGATTTGGTTAAACCATGAAGAGAACAAATTTCATGAGAAAATTAATAACTATTGTAAAGATGTAAAAGTAAGTGATTTATATGGAAAGGAGGACGAGGAGACTGAATAAGGTCTCCTTTAACTTTGCCATGAAAAAGAATTACGCATATGTTGACGGTAGTTACAACCCTTATAAGAATCTGGCTGGATATGGCGGATTTGTGGTAGATCAAAATGGAAATGAACATATTATACAAGGTATTGTAGATGATGAAGGTCTTACAAAACTTAGGAATGTTGGAGGTGAAATGGCAGGGGTAGTATACGCAATAGAATTGGCAGTTAAACTAGGAATGCCATTTATTAATATCTTTTATGATTATTTAGGTCTTGAAATGTGGGCTATAGGAAAATGGAAGACTAAAAATAAATGGACTAAAAGATATGCCGAATTCTTTAAATCCATAAGCACATTCAAAATATATTGGCATAAAGTAGCAGCTCATACTGGAAATAAAGGCAATGAAAGAGCAGACAAATTAGCTAAAGAAGCAGTTGGATTAAAATAAGGAGGTTAATATGTTTGAGTATGATGATGTATTTAAAAATAAATTACCACCAAAAGAATCAGAAATGGTATATATAACAACAAATCCTGAAGTCTATCATAAAGAAATGTTTGATAGATTTGTAGAAAAATTAAGTGATGAAAAATATCAAGGAGGTAGAGTTACACATGGAAGATGATGCCTTAACCAAAGCAGTCAAAACCATTGATGAGATGATTGATCAATTCTATAAAGCACCAGAAACATATAAAATGGATAGAACTAGATTTATGTATCAAGCATATGCAAATTGGGCTATAATTGATATAAAAATCGATGTTTTAAGACATCTCAATGAATCGCCAATAGAAACA